TATTCAAGATAGTTTATATGACTGTATTGATACAGATGTTTTTGAAGGGCAAGTTTCTATATTAGTTGATGATGTAGAAGAATTTAAAAACATTGTTAAAGCGTTGAAAGAAGACGAAAATGAAGAATGTGATAGTGACTGTTCTAATTGTCCTTATAATGATGATGAAGATTACGAAAAAGAAATTGAGGAAGATCCAATAGAAGTCTTACTTGGAGAACTATTAGATACTTTATCAGAAATAAAGCCAAGTGATATTAAAGGATTTAATATTGCACTTAGAGATAAATTAATTGAGTCTTTTGAGATGGGCTTAGATGAAGGTTATGAAAATGCAGTTGAAGAAATTAAAGAAACTTTAGATGGTATGAGATATTAACAAATTAATGTAAAAGATATGTTTTATAAGGTTTTTAATTAAAAAATGAGGAGATAAGATTATGAATGAAATTGAAAGTGGATTAAAATTTATAAAAGTATGTGGTTATGCGTCAGACTTAATTCCTAAAAGTATTGAGTTAAAAGATAGAAAAGATATTGCAATATGCGATATAGAAATTACTGAGGGAAAACATTATGGATGTATTAAGGGATTAGATAAGGAAATTACAATTACCGTAACAACATCAACTGATAATATTATAAAAGGTGGAAATTGGAATCCGAATAGTGGTGTTGATAAGATTTATAAAGATATTTATGTTATTGATATATCTTGGTCGGATGATGAAATTATAAAACATTTATTATTAGCAAGAGAAAAGGGTTGCGAAATAGTTATACAAGGTGATAGATAATAAATAAATTAAATAAAATACAAGGAGGAAATTATAAAATGAAATTAGCAAATGGAATACAATTTAATGATGGTACAAATTTAGAAGATTTTAAAGCACAAGTAGACTCACTTTCGGGTGTACCAATTGAAGGTTCAAGTAATACAGATACATCTTATGTAGATAATAAAATATGTGAGGTTAAGTCTGAAATTGAAACTGAAGTAAAATCAGTAGATGCTAAAATAGAAGAACTTAAAACTACTATAGCTGGAATATCTATACCTGATATTAGTGGACTTGTGAAGGAAGAAGATGTAGATAGTAAAATTGCTACAGTTGTTGCTAGTTTGAATCAATTGATTGCTGATTTACAAAGTGGTAAATACAATGTTGGAGTTGCTAGTACAGTTACAGATGTGAGTGCTACACCACAATAATTGAACAATTGGATTATACTCTACGAGGTTGTCATGCTAAAGCATGATTTGTTGTGTCGTAATCATAGATTACTTACAACATAAAATTAATTTAATATGGTTTTTAAGGTGGCTAGATGATTAATTGTCTAGTCTCTTTTTATTATTTTGATTTAATGGAATTTATCTATATGGTAGGTTGCTAAAACAAAATAAAATAATAAAGTATTGTAAAAGATTAATTTGTATGGTAATATTTATGTATAACCATACTTTAATAAAATAATATAGAATATAGTAAGGAGTAGATGATAATGGAAACAAAAAGAAAAAGTAAAATTTACAGGTGTAAATCACCAAATCAGAAGGCATATATAATGTCACAAGGAATAGAATATCTAGATGTAATTGAGGATAAAAACAATATTACAATATGGTTATTCTTAAAGTGTGATGAATTAGACAAGGTATTAACACAATGGTCTAATAATAATCCTAACAAACGTAATTAGTTGAGTTAGGAGGTAGAATATAGTATGGTTAAAAAGTTAGATCAAGCGAATATATTAAAACAGAAAGAAATTTTAAGTAAATTAATAGATATAAATACAGAAGTGCTTTCTGAATATGAAGCACAAAACATATTAATGGAGGCTATGAGAAAAGTAAAAGAAGAAAATAACTTTGAAAACTTCGCAATGGTTTCATTTGTTAAAGATGATACTCTAGTAAAATGGAAAAGTAATGCTAAAAGTGAAAGTGATTATTTTGTAAAGATATTCTTCAATGAAATAAAGTATGCTAAAGACACTTATGGATTAACAAATCTTGAGGTGTTTTTTTTATATGAAATTTCAGAATATCTATCATGGGAAGAAAATTTATTAATTGATAATGAAGGATTACCACTTAATCAGAAAAGACTATGTGACATTACTGGAATGGATAGAAAGAAAGCTTATAAATGTACTAAATCATTAGAAGAAAAGAAATGCTTATTGAGAATTTTTGACGGAAAAGATGTTTATTATTTAATCAATCCAAACTTAGTATTTAAAGGTCAAAAGATTAATAAAGGAATACCTAAAATATTTGAAATGATAGGATACGTAGATAGTAAGAAAGCAAAGAAACAATAAGAAGTAAAATAAAATATGTGAGTTATATAGCTATATTAGATGACTTTACGTGGGGTAATATTCCTACATGTAAGGTTTAAAAAGTATAGTGTTTTTGTCGTGTATTTTTATGCGTAGGGTAATTTTACCACACGTAAATAAAAGTTGAAAATAGTATTTGTAGAAAGAAGGAATTAATAATGGGTAAAAAATTAACAATAAAAGAAATAAAATATTATATAGAAATTGAAAGTAATAGTGGATGTAAATTACTATCTACAGAATATAAAGGGAGTAAAGAAAAACTAGATATTCAATGTAAATGTGGGGAGATATTCCAAATATCATTAGAAAAATTTAAATATCAAAACAAAAGACAATGTAATAAATGCTCGGGTATAATTAAATGGAATATTAATTCAGTAAGAGAATACATAGAAGGTAATTCTGATTGCAAATTGTTATCTAATGAATATATAAATTATGATACTAAATTAAAGCTATTATGTTCATGTGGTGAAGAATTTTACATATCTTTTGATAAATTTAAACAAGGAAAACACGCATGTAATAATTGTTCTAATAAATTATCACATGATAAACAAAGATTTACATATAAAGAGATTAAAGAATATATAGAGAATAATTCAGAATGTAAGGTATTGTCAAAAGAATATAAAGGTGCACATGATGACTTAAAATTACAATGCAATTGTGGAGATACATTTTATAGAAGTCTTAACAATTTTAAAAGTTCTAAACATAATTTATGTCCAAAATGTACACAAGAAATAATAACAAATTATCATAGATTAGATTATAAAGAAGTTAAAAATTACATAGAAAGTTTTGGTTGTAAATTAATATCAGAAACATATGTAAATAATCAAATGCCATTAGAAATACAATGTGAATGTGGAGAGTTGTTCAAAAGAAGTTTAGACGTATTTAAACGAAATGATTCTTGTCATTGTGAAAAGTGTTCTAATATTATTTCTTCAAATAAAAGAAGATATGGTTATGAATATATCTATAATTTCATAAAAGAAACAGGATGTGAATTATTAACAGAATATAAAGAAAACATTACATTAGACGAAAAATTAAAAATAAAATGTCATTGTGGAAATATATTTTATACAAGATTTGCAGATTTTAAAAGAAAGAAAATTAAACAATGCAATGTCTGTTCAGGAATACTTGAAATAGATATAAATTATGTAAAAAATTTTGTTGAAAATAATTCAAATTGTGAACTATTAAGTGATATTTATAATAATATGAATGACAAACTAGATTTCAAATGTGAATGTGGTGAAATATTTGCTACTACATTTTCAGCTTTTAAACTTGCAAATCAGCGACAATGTAAAAAATGTGGATATTTAATTACTGCAAGTAAAATGAAATTAAGTTATGAAGAAGTAAAAAGAAGAATAGAAATTAAAGGCAATGAATTATTAAGTACGGAATATAAAAACAACAATACAAAATTAAAGCTAAAATGTAAGTGTGGTGAAATATTTTATAGAAAATTAGATAATTATATGAATGGTTCAGACTGTTGTGATTATTGTAATAAAAGTAAAGGAGAAAAAGAATGCTATAAGGTATTAGAAAAATATAATATAACATTTAAACAACAAGAAACGTTTGAAGGATGTAAAGGAAATAGAAAATTATTACCTTTTGATTTTTCTGTATATATTAATAATAAATTAAAATTTTTAATAGAATATCAAGGTGAACAACACTATAGATATGTTCCTCAATTTCATAGAAATGAAAAAGGTTTTGAAAAACAATTAGATTATGATAATAGAAAAAGAATATATTGTAAAAACAATAATATTGAATTATTAGAAATTCCTTATTGGGATTTTAATAATATTGAAGATATATTGTTAGAAAAATTAAATATTATAGAAGAGTTAAAAGAAGTTATTAGTATTTAGTGACTTTTATTATTGTGTAAAAAAATTAGGTAGGTGAGAAAATATAATGGCGGATTTTAAGACAAAAGACTTGGATGAACAGATGAAAGGAAAAACAAGATGTACTAAATGTGGAACAATACTTAGTAATACAAATAATTTCTATACGTCCAGTTCAAAATTACATACTCATACTGGAAGAGTATCCTTATGCAAAGATTGCTTGACTAATCTTTATGTATCACTTTTAGAAGAGACTAATGATATAAAAACATCAATATATAAAATATGTGAGTTAATGGATTTTGTATACCTTGAGGGAATATATAATAGCTCATTAACTGAAGCAGGATGGAATAAAGATTTTACTATAGTTCAAAATGGATTAGAAGTATGGAAGAAGTATATAAAGACTATAAACTCACTTAAAAATTATAAAGGATACGCATTTGAACATGGAGATAAAATTGATTTAGGGACAAGTATTATTGAGAATAATATTGCTGAAGAAAAAGAAAAAAGTTTAACTATTTCTCGACCTAAAGAATTATCAGATGAAGATTTAGAACAAAAAGTTAGAGATAAACAAAATAAAGAAGATATAATCAGAATAATTGGATATGACCCTTTTCAACATGAAACAGAAGAAGATAAATCAAAAATGTATGCTAAGTTAATCAACATGTTAGATGAAGACAGTCAAAATGACGAGCTTAAAAATAGTGCCATAATAAGTATTATAAAAGGTCAAAACCAAGAAAATAAAATAAATGATGTTATAACAAGTTTAAGTTCTGATATAAAAAGTATAAAAGATAATATTGGAACTATTAAAAGTTTGACAGATACTAAGGAAAAGTTAAATAAGAGTTTATTAGCTTTGGCAAAAGATAATAAGATTAGTGATTTATATAGTGGTCATAAAACGGTAGGAGCAAATACTTTAACAGGTATGGTTAAAAAGTTAAAAGAAATAGACTTAAAAGAAGCACAGGTTAATTTATTTGATATTCAAACTTCTAATGGTATGTTACAAACTGCAAGACTATCTGCAAAAGCGATTGTAGAAAATCTTAATTTTGGTGATGATGATTTAATAGATATGGTAAAATTTCAAAACGAAAAGATAGGTTTTTATGAACAGGAATATAGTAAATTAAGAGAAGAAAATAGAAAATTAAAAGCAATTTGTTCTTTCAATGATGTAGATTACAAACAAGATATATTAGTAGAAACAGAATATTACGATGCTTTAGACTATGGAGACATAAAAGATAAACAGGAGTCTATTCAAAAACAAAACTATAAAGACGATTTAGAAAGTTTTAATAATATGGTTGAGAAAATAATACCTGTCGACACTATAGAATATATTGATAATGTCATTGAAAACAAAAAAGAAATTGAAAAACAAAAAATACTAGATAGTGTTATAAGTGAATAAAGGAGAATATGTGATGGAAGATGATAGATATATTATATTTGAAGTATTAATTGAATATGAAATTGATGGAATAAAGAAATATAATGCTACAAGTTTAAGTGATTGTATGAATGGGAAATCAGTTGAAGAATGTACTGAAATTGCAGAAAAATTTTGCAGAGATATGGAAACTAAATATAATAATAAAAAATGGATTTTGTGTGGTCATAATATGATTGATATGTCTAAAAAATTAAGACATGAAAGTTTTAAATTGAAACAAGAAAAATGTTTAGTAGTGTATCAAAATACAGAAAGTTTGAATAATGATATTATAAAATCTTTGTATGACAAATATGAAGTGAGTGTGATTCATAAAGATAAATTTAAATTAATAACTCATTGTTGTTATGTAAGAGAATTATATATAGAAAATGGGATTGACATTGATAAAAATTATCTATTATCATTTTTATCAAATAATAAAATAAAATACTTTTAAAATAAAATATATTATGTTATTATTATATTGAGGTGAAAATTATGAAGCAATATACAATTATTAGAAATAAATACTTAGCTGAAGGATTGGCATTTTGTAATTTTAAATATCAAAAATATCAGGATGATGGAGTTACAGTTTATAGTTTTGAGGAAACAGACAAATTAAAAGAAGCAATTAGTGTAATTACAAATATAAAAAAGAATAACCAATAAAAAGGTTGCAATTATGAGGAGGAACAATTATGAGTAAAAAATGGACTAGCGAGGAAATTAATATTGTAAAAGAAAATTATGAGATAATGTCTAATGAAGACATTATAAATAAGTTTAATATCCAAAGAACAAGTAATCAGATAATGGATTATGCAAGTACAAAATTAGGTTTACACAAACCAAAAGGATTAAAAACAAAGAATAGAGGATGGTCAAAAGAAGATGATTTATATTTAACAAAAGTATATGCGTATGAAAATAAATATATCATTATGAGTAAGTTAAATAAAGAGTGGGCAACTGTAAGGGCTAGAGCTATAAAATTAAAACTATCAAGAAGTAATGAATGGAAAGATGAAGAAATTTATTTATTGCATAAGTTTTATCCATATATGAAAACAGAAGATTTTAAAGAAAAGTACTCCATAAATAGAGAAGTAGCTAGCATAAATATGAAAGCCAATAGTTTGAATATTTATAAAGATGAAGTATATTTAGAAAAAATGAGAAAATTGGTAGGTATAAACAACCTATCTTGTATAGGAGATACTTCTGGAGAAAATAATGCTAGATGGAAAGATAGAATGATAGTCAAATGTGATACCTGTGGTAAAGATATTGAAAAGCAACAACACTTATTAACAAAATATAAAAGATTCTTTTGTTGTCAAGAATGTTTGTCAATAGGCAGAAAGAAATTTAATAAAGGAGAAAATAACCCTAATTTTGCTAATGGAAAAGCTTGGAGTAAAGAAATGAGATTAAAAATGGCTAAAATATCTACAAGAAGAATAGTCAACAAGGAGTATAGTTTTACCGAAACAAAACCACAATTGATTATAAATAATATTTTAAATGAAATGAGTATAAAATACACCAATGAATATGACTGCAAATATTATGCTATGGATAATTATTTAACAGAATCTAATTTAATGATAGAAGTTCAAGGTAATTTCTTTCATTGTAATCCAACGATGAATTATAAAAATAGTAGAGAAGTTAAAATAAAGGCAAAAGATAAAAGTAAGCATACCTATGTCAAAAAGTATTATGAAGTAGAAATATTATATTTGTGGGAATACGATATAATAAACAATATTGATTTATGTAAAATGTTAATACAAGAATATATAAACAATAAAGGAAAATTAAATAATTATCATAGTTTTAATTATTGTTTTGAAAATAATAAATTAATAGAGTTAGAAAATAAATATGTAATAGGATATTAAATAAGCTTTAATGATTGTGAGTATGGTAACATACTCTTTTTTGTTGTGTAAAAACAAACTTCATTGATATAAAAAGGGAGGTGGTCTTTTATGTCCATCACAGTGATAAACAAAGGTAATTTAACTCAAAAAAAGTTAGAAGGGTATTTAAAATATAATGAAATACTAAACTGGGGAAGAAGAAATCCAGTAAAATTTGCAGAACTGATTCTTGGACTTGAATGAGTTAATGGATTATCAAAAATATACATTTCAAGATGGAGTAAACAATTTGCATTATGGTTGATGTCCCGTAATGGTGGAAAAAGTACGCTCAGTTCTCCATTTATAATGACAAAAATGATGTTATTTCCTAATTTTCAAAGTTTTATATTATCATTAACTGCGAGTCAAAGCCAAGATACGTTTTTGAAAATGGAGTCTATAGCTAAAAAGCAAATAGAATCTTTTTGTGGGTTAACCGATATATTCTTAGGAGAAGTATCATCTAGTGCAAACCATGACGGATTCGTACACTCGCCCCAAGGATTTCGTTGTAAACTATTTAACAATAGTCAAGTCACTACTGTTTCTGGAGAAGAAGATAATATTAGGGGGAAAAGATCGAATTTAAATTTATATGATGAGAGTGGATTTATTAGTGAAAATTATATTTCTGTAACTAAATCGTTTTGCACACAGGATTCGTCATTTAAGTTGGGTGGAGGTGTAAATACTGAAACTATTCCAATGAATATTCCTAATCAATTGTTATTTTGTTCATCTGCTAGTAGTACCGATTCAGCTTTTTATACATTATATAAAGAATGGGCAAAGCTAATGTTTGCAGGAAGTAAAGACCATTTCGTAGCTGATTTAAATTGTGAAGTTATAATAGGAGCTACATTAAAAGGTAAAAAACTAAATATACCATTATTATCACAATCTAAAGTAGATGATGAAATAAGGTCAAACTCTGAGAAAGCAAATCGAGAATATTTTAATAAATTCGATGCCGATGGAGGAAATCAACAAAAGATAAAACGAGCAGTAATCATAAAAAATTCAAAAATAAGAAGACCTTTATTACTTAATGAAGGAGATATAAATAGACACATTATTTTGGCTTATGATCCTGCACACGATTATGACAATGCAGTTGTATCAGTAGGAGAATATATTTATGACGAACAAGTAGGGTGGAAGTTAATAATTCAAAACTGTGTAACTCTTGTAGATATAGGTAAAAAGAAAAAAACTCCAATGAGAACACCAGAACAAATAGAAGAAATAAAGCAAATGTTAATAAATTATAATGGCAAAGGTTTTGCAGATTACGAAAATATAGATGCGTTATTAGTTGATGCAGGAGCAGGTGGCGGTGGTGCTTTAATTGCAGATTATTTTATGGAAGATTGGAAAGATAAACAAGGACGTCAACATAGAGGATTAATTGATAACGAAGCTTGTGCTGAACATGTAGACAAATATCCAAATGCTGTAGATAAGTTAAAATTAATATCTCCTAAAAAATATAGAACTGAAATGTATGATGATTTTATAGAATTATTAAATTTAGGATTAATTGAATTTACAGATACATATGATATGAAAGGCTATTTAAATTTATCACAAGAAGGAAAAGAAATAGAAGAAATTGATGAGGAGACAAATGAAAAGAAAAAAGTTAAATCAATAGATTATAAGAAATACAATCTTTCGTGGGATGAAGAATTAGCTTTAAAACAAATAGACATAGCAAAAGAAGAATTAATTGCAACTAGAAGATTAGGTGATAACACAAATTACAAATATGATTTATCTCCTGATAAAAAAAATAAGATGCATGATGACAGAGCTTACACCATGGTAATGCTTGCTTGGCACTTGAAAAAACTAAGAAGAGAAAATATTACAAATAAACAAGTAGAAGATGGTGATTGGAATGATGCACCGTCATTCGTAACATCATATACTGTCTAATAAATTAACCAAACCCAAAACTAACAAACAAAATAAAAACTAAAGGAGGTGAAAACCCTATTGCCTACAAAAAAAGAAAAAACAACAATATCAGTAGAGTTATCAAATGAACAAATAGAATCGTCCCAACCAATAACATTAATTCCTACTGAAAATAAAGAATATATAGTATCAACATCAACTTATAAAAAAACACCAGATGAATTAGATTTTGAACAAGCATCTTATAATTTTGGAACTAATCAACATTTAATAAACAAAATAGTTAGATATGAAAATCACTCATATAATACTACTCCAGAAAAATTAAATATGTTAGCACAAGGAACACAAAATCATATTCATAAGGTTTTAGAAGTTAATAGTTTAATTAAATATTATGCTAATAAAAATGATTTAGTTGGTATTGTTATAGGTACTATAGAAAATAATGTTAATACAAATTATAAAATATCATTTCCCAAATTACCTGATAATATAAAAAAGAAAAATAAATTAAAAGATAAAGTTGATACAATTTTAAGTAATTTTATTGATAATGTTGATTTAAAACTTCAAATACGAAAAGAAGGAATGCTAACATTTACTGAAGGAACATACTTTACATATTTAAGAAGTAATAATGATGGCACATATGGAATATCTACATATCCATTAGGATTAGTTCATTTTACTGATTATATTATTGATGGTGAACCATTGTTATATATGGATATGCTAGAGTTAAAAAGTAGATTAGCAATGACTCAAGCTAAGTATAAAACAATTAAATCTAGTTTTATTAATTTTTCAGATAATATAGAAGATGAAATACAAAAGAATTATCCACCAGAAATATATGAAGCATATAAAAATAATTATAAATGGGCAATATTAGATCCTAAAAGAACTGGTGTACATAGAATCAATGAATTAGATGGTGTATATGGAGTATCACCTATATTTAAAGCCTTAAATGCATTACTTATGCTTGAGACAATAGATAATATAGATAGAGAAAATATACTTGTAAGTTCAAAGAAAATATTCTATCAAAAGACTAGAAAAGAATTAATGGGAAGTGATGGACAAAAAACTAAAAACTTTGCTGAATTAAAGTTTGCACAAGATGAATTAGTTAAAGCAATGGGACAAAAGGTTGTTATATATACTTCTCCTGCTTATGTAGAAGACTTAGAAATAAAAGAACCAAAAGCTGAATTAACTGACCAGTCTGTAATTTTAAGATATAAAAATCAAGTATTAAATAGTTTAGGTATCTCGTTTTTAAGTAATGAATCTAAATCATCTTTTAATAGTGTACAAGTTTCAGTTGATGAGTTATTAAAGACAGTTAATAAGATAGTTTATCAATTTGAAAATACCCTAAATAAGTATCTAAAAGTAATATGTCAAGAAAATGGTATTGATTCGGCATATATTCCAGTAATTAGTATAGAAAAATCTGAACTTATGAGTCAAGAAGCTAAATTAAAATTAGTAGAAACTTTATTTTCAAAAATGGGAGTGTCATACTCTACAATTTTTGAGATGTTAGGTATGGATTATAATACTGAGGTTGAAAGAAGAAAAGTTGAAAATGAAGACGGAATGGAAGTTATATTTGCTCCACATGCAAATTCATTTACCTCAAATTCAAACGATTTATTGAATACTACTACCGATTCAACTACTAATTCAAATGGTTCTGAAAAGAATCAAAACTTAGACCAAAATACAGAAAATAAAGCAAGAAAAGATGGTCAATTATAATAAATTACATTTGAAGGGAGGTGAGGAAGAAAATGGACAATAATAATTTAATATTAAATGGTGAATTATTAGCACTTTCCTCAAATGATAATGGGGATTTAATAGCAAAATTCTTAATATGTCCTTTAGATGAATTAAATCTAAATGGAGTAGGACTAAGAGAAGATGATTTAACAGAAGATGAATTATTAGGATTAGCTACAAGACCAGTTCAATGTAAAGTGATTGATAGAAATGGAATATTAGATTTCGGTGGTCATGAAGCTAAAGTTACCTACGTTAAAGATGAAACTGGTAAATTAGTTAAGAAATATATATTTGATACTCAATCTGTTGGATATCATACAGAAGTATCCGTTGAAGATATTGAAATCAGTGGGATAACTAAAAGATGCATTGTAGCAGTAGCTTTAATTTGGGCTAGATATGAGAATGTAATTTCTGTAATTAATAGACTAGAGACATCTTTACATACAAGTTGGGAGATAGCTTATAAAGAATATTATATGGACAATGGTGGTAAGTGGATTAAGGGATTAAATTGGTTAGGAAATGCGTTACTTGGAACTTTAATTAGTCCTGCATATGGTGACGCTGGATTGCTAGAAGTAGCAGAAGAAGATCAAGAATCCCAATTATCTAATGCAATTATTGAAGATAATAATAAATTAAATAATAAAAATTTACAAGAAAATGAAGGAGGATTACAAATGTCAGAAAAAATTAAAGAAAATAAAAAAATAGATATAGCATCTTTGACTAATAGAGATATATCTATAGCTGTCAGAAATGCTATATGGGAATCAGATTGCTATGGATGGTGCTATGATATAGTATTTATCTACCCATTAGAAAATAGGGTAATAATTAATTCATATGACTCTTTAGATGAGGATTTCGTAGAAATTACATATTCTATTGATGAAAATGGTGAAGTAACTTTAGGCGATGGAACATGCGTTAAAATGTTATTTATGCCACAAGCAACATATAATATGCAATGTTGTGAATTAACAGTGGCTAAAGAAAATGCAACTAAAGAATTAGATGAAGCTAATGCTACATGTAAGAAAAAAGATGAGGAAATGTCAGAATTAAAGAAAACAATAGAAACACAAAAAACTGAACTTTCTGCAAAAATCAATTCTATTGTTGATTTAGGTAAAAACATTTCCGAAAAGGAAACCGTAATTGCTGAAAAAGATGAATTACTTCAAGCTAAAGAATTAGAACTTTCTGAATTAAAACCATTTAAAGAAGAATTAGATAAAATAAATGCAGAAAAAGAAGCAATAGAAATAGCCGAAAAGAAAGAAGCATTTAAAAATGAATACTTAGGAACTAAATTAATTTCAGAAAAAGATTTAGAAATCGCTGAAGTTAAAGAGGCTATTGAAACTATGGACGAATCTGCAATGAAAGTATTTATAGCAGAAAAAGTTATATCAAAAGCTAAAGCTGGTAAATCTCAAATTGAGGTTTCAGAATTAAGCAAAGAACCAATAGTAGAAGTAAATTTAAGTTCAACAAATAACAATGACAAAGAATTTAGTTTTGCGGATATTAACTGGAAATAAATTAAATCAAAAAACTAAGAAGTTTGAAATATAGCTTCTTTTTTATTATAAAAAAACAAATTAAAAAATTAAAATTATGAAAGTGAGGAAATAAATTATGTTAAGAAATTTACAAACAAACGAAAATAGTGCAAGCAATGGTCAAAATACATCTACAGTAGATATGGTAAGGGGTACTTTTGTAACACTAGACGAAGCTACAAAAACTTTTAGTCCAGCTACTGGTATCGCAGGAGTAAAAATGATAGATAGAGGAACTAAGAATACTATTTCAGTATCTCAAGGTTTTGCAATATCTCCATACGATACAGACCAAGATACAATTTTAGCTGGTGAAAGAGGGTACGCTGTAGATTTAGAAGGTAGATGGGCTACAACTCAATACGATTCAACAGTTAACGCATCCCTTGCAGTAGGTAGTTATTTAACTATTTCTGCTGGTAAATTAATTGCTTCACCATCAAACGCAGTTACAATAATTAAGTTTATTGGATTAGTTCCTGATTGTGGACACACATTAGCTGGATTTGAAATAAATTTAACATCTAAATTAGTTTAATAGAGAAAGAGGAGGAAATATAATATGAATATAGAAATTTCACAATACATGACAAACCGAGGAACTATGTACGAATGGGCAACTAAAGTAGTAGGTAAAAAGGAATTATCACCAGAACAAATAGCAATTTCAGAATCAGTAAATAAATTTGCATTAGAAATTGCAAATAGTGGATTAGGTAATATGGCTTTATCTGAATATTTACAAAGAGTCGTACAAGAACAAATATACGATGAACCATCTGAATTATTAGATATAATGTTTAATCAAGGTTCAATCGGTGAATTTGACAATTATGATTCAATTGGTACATATAAAAATTACCTATTAGCACACGAAGTTTCTGAAAGAGGCGGAAGTGTTGATAAATCTTATGTAGATTTTAGTAGATACACAATGAAACATACAAATTTACAAGTTGAGACACAATTAAGATATGATGACTTAAGAAGAGACGGAGCAATGACTATTGCACAATTAACAATTTATGCAATCGAATCATTACAAAATAAAAAGTTCCAATCAATATTCTCTACTATTAATTCATTATTAGTATCAGGTGCAAATGTATTTGATGCAACAGGTGGATTAACTGTTCAATTAATGGATGACTTTGCTGGATATGTAACAGACCATTCATTTACAGGACAACAATTAATTACTGGATTGACTACAGATTTAAGAGACATTAAGAATATGCCAGGATATTCAGATTTCTTATCTAATAACATGAAGGACGCTTTAAATATGGGTACTGGTATACTTAATGTTTATAATGGTGTTCCATTAGCTCAAATTTCTGCTGGTAAATTATTAGCAGACGGAAGCACTTTAGTTCCAGCAAAGACAGTTTATGGATTCTCAGATAAGATTGGACAATGTGATATGAGAGGACAATTAAGAGTATTACAAACTCCAAACAATCCAAAAGAATTAATAGACTTGAAATTCACTGGATATGAGTTTATTTATGCAATAGATAAACTAGAAAAAGTTGCAAAAATTAAAGTAAAATAATAAATTAAAAATAAATGGGAAGATTAATTTCTTCCCTAAATTATGAAATGGAGAGAATAACAATGATAAATAAAAAAGAAGAATTTGAAGTATTAAATTATTATGATTACCCTAGATATCTTCCTAGCATTGAAGGTTTAGGATATAAAATTAATGGTCAAGTAGAAGGAGATGCTGGTTTTGAATTTGTAACATTTAATGATTTAAGAACAATAAATCAAAAATCAGAAGCATTTAGAAATGGTACTTTGGAATTTACAGAAGATTATAAAGATGAACTGTATAAGGAACTAAGAATAGATATAAATAATAACAATTATTTTACTAGAAGAATGATTGAAGACGTTATATTAGATCCAAATGATGAAAAAATTACAAAAATAGTAAATATAACAAGTAAAGATACAATGGACAATTTTAGAAGAATATTAGTTAAGCTTACTAATGATAATGAATATGACATTAGTAATAGAGTTAGAGAATATATAGATGCTAGAGAGCATGAACTACATAATAAAATTACAAAAAGTATGTTACCAATTCCAAAGAGTAAAGTTTATGTGCCAGTAAAAGAAGAAAATATTGAAATAGCAGTAGTTCCAGAAGGAAAAGAAAATAAAGTGAAAGCTAAAAAGACTGTAACTGAGTAAAGATAGAGTTAATAATCTCTATCTTTTTATTTTTGAAAGGAGAGACGAGATTATGGTAAATACACCTTATCAAGATGTAGTAATTAAATTCATAAAAAAGATAAAGCAAGATGTAAAATTCTTCATGTATAATGGATTATCAGCAGATGAAATAGAAGCTATCGTTAATCAACGGTCATTGGAATTATTAGATTCTGCTTGTGATGAGATAGAGTCACAATTAGACCAATTAACATTATCAAATAGAGATGATGTATTAGAATGTTTTGATGATGAATTAACAAGAATGGAAATAGATACAATTTCAGATATGATGAAAATTATTTATATGAGAGAGCCTATATTAAAATTAAATAAATTACAAACTTATATAGGAACAGATATTAAGACATGGAGTCCTCCAGATGAAAGAAGAACTTATTTAGGACTATTAAATGACATAGAAAATAAAATGCAAATAAAAATAGATAGATGTAATTCTATAGATAGAACTACAGGAAAGCAAAGGTCTTTATATGACTAGTAGTTTAAGTGATGTAATTAATTACTGTGGAATAATTAATGGCTCTAAAGGTTTTAATGATACAAAAACACAACTAATAAGTGAAATTACACAAGATTATAATACTGCAAGACAAGATACAATATATAGGTTTGATGTAGTAGTAAATTCTATAGATGGAAAAGATATTTATATTAATGAAGCTACAACTCCAATTAAAGGAGTAATTGATATATCAAGAAAACAAACTGCTGATACTGAAATGGAAGAAAGACTACAAGTATATCCTAATTTAATTAAACGTGGAGATTATATTAAGTTTAAAGTTAATGATACTGATACACTTAGAACATATCTTATTAAATCTAAAATAGATAAAAAGCATGGATATGATGAAGGTATATTTGAAGAATGTAATTATGATGTAAAATTCATAGTTGATAATACTTTATATACTATTCCAGCAATTGTGACGAATAATACGAAATATACATTAGGAATAAAAAGCATTGGTGGAAGTTCTATAATTGAGGGAGATGGAATGTTTGGATTAGTACTCTCAAATAATGATACATCAAGACTGATAAAAATAGATCAAAGATTTATAGTAAATGGTCAGGCTTGGAAAGCAACACAAACAGATAGAGTTACTACCAAAGGTGTATTAGCCGTATTACTTGGAGAAACAGCCATAAATTATGAAACAGATGATATGGTTTTAGGTATTGCTGATTATAAAACTGTAATACCACACACATATACTTATAACATTCCGACTACATTTGAATTAACTAATGGTACATCAGCTAATTTAGTATATTCTATCAAAGATGAGACAGGTCAAGATATTGATTATAGTGGAGTTGCTGTAACAAGTAGTAGTGCTTTAATTAATATTACTAATACTAATGGAGTTATATCAATTTCAGGAGTAGATATTGGTACAAATAGTATGAAATTATCTGTTACATTAGGTGGAGTATTGAAAGAATTTGATATTGCATTTGAAGTTAAAACAGATGTTATTGCCCCTATTATAAGTTATTCAACTAACTTTAGTCAAAGTATTACTGCTTTAAAAACTTATATGACAAATGTATTATCCGTTTCAAAATTATCAAATGGAGTTATAGATAATTCATTACAAATAAATTATAGTTTTGATGC